CTGGGTGTCATGTTCATGGCAGCACCAGTCTTTGCCGTTGATGTTGTCATGGGTGCTGGGGGTAACCTAGCATTTGAACCTAATGAGATTACAATCTCAGCAGGTGACACACTACACTTCGTAAATGAGGCACTACCTCCTCACAATATTATTGTTGAAGCACGTCCCGATCTTTCGAGAGAGGCACTGCTCTTTGCACCTGGTGAGTCACAAGATATTCTATTCGCTGACGCTGGCGACTATAATTTCTTCTGTGGTCCACATCAGGGTGCAGGTATGACAGGTACTATTCACGTCGAATGAGGACACAATGCAAAAAGTAGTTAATGTTATCGCGTTACTTTCAGGTCTAGTTTCATTTTCAATTCTAGGGGGTGGTGCTTATCTCTATATTCAAAAGGATGCACTCATTGAGAGTGCTACAAAGGCAGCAACAGAGGCAGCGACAGAAGCAGTCGTAGGCGCATTGCCTGGTCTGGTTGGTGGTCTCATGCCATCGGTGCCTGAGTTGCCTGGTGCAACTGGTGGTGCCATTCCTGCCTTACCAGGTGCTGGCGCTGCCGTACCAGGTGCTGGCGTACCTGGGGTGCCATCGGCAACTGGTAGTGTACTGCCATTCTAATGGAACCTATACGTGAGATTGGAACTAACATTATTGAAATCCGACAGATAGATATACCTGTTTGGAGTTTTAGTGAACCTTCCAACTCACAATATATAAGTCCACCAGTTACTGTCAACATCGGCATACCCGTTGTTGACATACCTGGGTGTGTAGAAGCACACGAAACTAATAACTCTAAGAACAATAAAGTTGGGGTTGATGATTCAAATGGTTTGGTTACGTATTGCAATTCTGGTTATCCCAGTTTTAACCCTATTTCTTTTGAACCGAACAGGATGACAATAACTGGTCCACCTACCGTTGGTGGTACCAAAGTAGATGAACCAAAACCAGTACCACCAACACCAGAAGTAAACACACCACCTGTTGCTACTGCTGTCGTAGAATGTCCGACACCAGCACAGGAAGCAAAGGAACCTGTTGGTACATTGGTAGAAGGATTTAGAAAAGAAGTTGTTGAATATAAACTAGTTGGTAATGAATGTGTACAGGTTACAGAAGCAGTTCCTCTACCTACACAAATAATTGCTGGTCTACCTAGTGGTGGTCAAGTTATGCAGGTAGGTGGCATTGCTGTCATCGCTACTACATCAGCACTATTAGCAAAACCGCTGGCAGATCTACTATTGAAAGTAGTCAAACCAACGGTTAAGAAAGTTATTAAAAAGATTGCTAAACTCAGGGGGAAGGAGAGTAAGGTACCGTCTGTAAACGAACGTCGTTTGGAGCAGCGTCAGAGGAATCTTGCAATTCGGACTCTTCGGGAGGCACTGAAACCGAAGGGATAGTATGTCTGTGATCTTTAATCTGATTCACATTCATCACCACGACATCGGCACATATTTTATAGTAAGGGCTCTTGGGGTGGAACATGATTCCTTCCTTCATAAGAGATCCACAATTTTTTAATCTTGCAATCTCAAAGTCTAATCTTTTATTGGCAGCAGTTTGTTGTAGCAAATCAATACTTGCTGCTGCCGCTTCCTTACATTGGTCCTGCAACTTCTTATCAATGGGTGTACTCCATGTCATAGAGAACCCTACACCTAAACTATAATTATCTTTCTGTCCAGTACGTGTTTTCTTATGGAAGAGGATGTCTCCTGGATTGTCTATCAAACCGTCTTCATTTAGATCACTGATATCATACACAGGATCATTAAAGTATGGTTCGTATGGTTTAGATGCAGAAGCAGATCCTGTTACATAGGGGGTGAAGTTGCGAGTGGGACCTTGACATTGTATACCACTTCCGTATGTGTTTGTAATGTAAGGTCCTTGAAGGACTTGAATAGCTTGGTTTGTAACGGAGCCTGAACTATTAGCCACAGGAGAAGCAGTAGCAGACACACCACCAACAGTTTCAGCATAAGAAGGATTAGCAAATAAAAGGGTTACTGCGAGAAGATACTTGTGGTATCGGTTATGCTTGTAACCTCGGTTGTTCTGTTTATAATTGTTTGATTGCTTAAACCTGGGCCTTGATAAGTTTCTGTAAACTGAAACGCTGCGCCAGGTGTTGTTTGTGTAAACGTCGGTCTGTTGTTCACTCCTGTCCATGAAGAAGTCACTCCGTCAATAGTTACATTACTGGCACCTGTCCCTGGGGAAAGGTTGCCATTAGCGGTGATACCAGAACCAGTAGCAGAATACTGATATCCAGTGTTGTAGTCCATGCTATTTATAGACTCAGTTATGGTCTGTGTTGTCTCCGTGTGGCTCGTCATGGATCCCTGAGTAAAATTTGGGACCACGGGGACCGCCTGGGCAGGAACAAGTGTGACACTTGCACCCACCGCAACAATCGCACACGAGATGATCGTATTTTTCATCACTAACCTCAGTCAATTACAGTGATCTCACTCACGTATTGCCCTGTTGCTGTCGTGCCAGCCCCACCAGCCGTCACGGTGATCATACCCGCAGATGTCACAGTACCTGCTAATGACCCTGCTGTACCAGCAGTATAAGAAGTGGTGTTTGAGAAGTTAGGAACGTCACCTACCGTTGGAGCAGCAGTTGGAACTGCATCAGCCTGTGTATATGACTGACTGAACGAGAAGGCCGAACCTGCTGTATCCTGTGTGGCAGAGATAGTACCAGGAGCATAGATGCCAGAGGTGATAGTACCAGCGGAAACTGTGTGAGCAGTAGTTCCGTCAGTAGTATCGATATTTGTACCTGAGATACTAAACGATGAACCAATTCTAGTTGCCTGAGTTCGTGCTGAATCAACGGTGAGTTGGACACTTGCGGCATGTTTTGATACAAGTCCACCAGCGTTAGCAACGCTAGCAGTCATCAGAAGCATAACGAGAGGAAGAAATTTCTTCATCGTCTCGATCGTAGGAACTAGTTCTATTTAGGTCTTTTAAACCTCTTGACAGGACCTTTGTAACTACGTATAATACAGGGGTCAAAGACACCTAATATCACATGACCACAACTCCCACAAACCTATTCACAGCAACCGATTCCACCGATCCCAACCCCGTTAATACCAAGTTTGCATACGTAAGGGGCAACGAACGTCTGCGTCAGTCTATGATTCAGGCAGAGACTCGTGGTCGTGGATTCTCTTATCCTTGGATCGATGATTCATACAACATTGGTGACTGGTTCTGGAAACCAGTTTCCAAATCTGATTGGGATGAAGGCAAAGGACGCCCTGCAACGCCACCTAAAACCATGTTGCATGGTAGGCGTTGGAGAACCACCAAGCGTTTCAACGCTGACCGTCGCGAACATGGATATATGGTAGAGCGAGTTGCATGATAAGTACGGGGTTCACCACCCCGTATTTTTTTTGTTTGTTATAAATAAATTTGATTGCCTTCGGGGATCACACAATACAATCTCGCTTTAAAAGGAGTAGTTACATGACTGGACTGAGGAAGTTTTCTCATAAAGATCTTAATGCCGTAGTGGATGCGGTTGAGAAATATAGCATCGGGTTAGACGATGTTATGTATAGGTTACATTCATATGGAATGGGTAGTGTCAATGAGGCATATCCACCATATAATCTGGTGAGGGAATCAAACATCAAGTGGCGTATTGAAATGGCACTTGCTGGATGGGCACCAGATGAGGTGGAAGTCACCACTGAGTTAAATGTACTGCTGATTAGATCCGTCTCACCAAAAGCAAAGGGTGAAGATGAGTATCTGCATAGGGGTGTCAGCACTAGGACATTTGCTAGGGGGTTCAACCTTTCTGATGATGTGGAGATCGGTACAGTCACGTTTACAAATGGATTGCTTGTGATAGAATTGCAGAAGATCATTCCTGACCATCAGAAGTTAAAGATTTATGAAATTCGTCCTCAAATTCCTAACGAATCCAGGAACGATGACCTCCCTGACGCTGCTGGGGATGATAGCACTGATAGGAATGCTTCATAACCATGCCCACTTCTCCATGGAGCAGGATGCAGATGCCTATGTGAGACAGTGGTGTAGATCATCAGCAGAAAACAAAAAGACCTGCATCAGTTATGGTAGTTCGTATGATTAAACTACCTATATAATGTACAACCAAAGAGACCTCGTGGGGTCTCTTTTTGTTTGAGGTAAATCATGAACATGTATGTTAACCTGTGTCCTGCATACGCAGAAAAGAGTGAGACACTCACTCTTGATCTATCCCCTGAGGATATGGATCACTTTATGCAGTACGTTCACGTCCTAGCAGACACTAAAAACATTACTGCTAGACGTGCCTTTACTGATATGGTAAAGTACACTTATGAACAATTGATGGAGAAAGACTATGAGCGTAAGAATCGTAAGAATGCAAAACGGCGAGGACGTAATCGCTGATGTGTATGAAATGCGTGACAGCAAGGAAGGTCCACCACTAGCATATAAGTTAGAAAAACCTTACACTGTGGTGATTCAAGAGAATCATAATCTTTTTGAAGAACCATCCTTGCAGGAGACATCAAAGACTCTTGATACCATTGACATGGAGTTCACTGCATATGTACCGTTCTCTAAGAACTCACATATTTACATTCCTATTCCCTCTGTCACTTTCATTTACAACCCTATCGATCAACTGATCGAAAAATATAACGAACTAACTGCTTCCGATGCTGAAATTACTGTTGTTGAAGAACGATCCGAGCACGTACCTGCTGGGGAAACTGACGGAACTGGACGAGGAACCGAGTCTACTACTTGAAGACTGCTTTCGTGTCACTCCTGACGGGGAACTCAATGAGTATCCTCTGCACACAGATCAGCGAGATGTGTTCTTGACTTCTGACCTGATCTTTACTATACTAGATCCGTCTGCCGCTCTGGTGGGCAAGTATAAATCGATGGTTAGTTGATGCAGTTTTACACGGATGTGATTCTACTCGGTGATGTTATCCTGTATCGGGGATACAACAACGGTGAACCCGTTGAGTACCGAGAGAAATGCCGTCCTACCCTGTACTTCGTTCCTAACAACCAGACCAAGGAGTCTAAGTATAAGACTCTTGATGGTAGGTATGCTCATCCTAAACACTTTGACGGTGCTAGGGATGCTCGAAAGTTTATCGAGAAGTATACTGACGTTGATGGGTTGGAAGTGCATGGGTATGATAGGTTCGTGTATCAATTCATCGCTGACAAGTTCCCTGATGAGATTCGTTTCGATATGAACGCGATGAAGATCTATACGATTGACATCGAAGTTGGTTGTGACAATGGATTCCCCTCAGTAGAGGCGTGTCAAGAAGAGATACTTTGTATTACTATGAAGAATCTTGCTACCAAGGAGGTGATAACTTGGGGTACGAGGGAATTTACACCGAAGGACACGGAGTATCGTGTCTTTTGGAAGGAAGTAGAAATGTTGGAGGACTTTCATGCTTGGTGGTCTCAAAACACTCCTGATATTATCACTGGTTGGAACTGCAACCTGTATGATATTCCTTACATCTGTCGTCGATTTGAACGGGTGCTAGGAGAGACTTGGAAGAAAGGTCTCTCCCCCTGGAACCGTGTGATGGAACGTGAAATTGAGATGATGGGTCGTAAGCACATCTCATATGAAATCAATGGTGTCACAATTCTAGATTACCTAGATCTGTACAAGAAGTTCACTTATTCTGCACAGGAATCTTATCGTCTAGATCACATTGCAAATGTAGAACTGGGTCAAGCAAAGATTGACCACAGTGAATACCAGAACTTTAAAGAGTTCTATACAAAAGACTGGCAAAAGTTTGTTGAGTACAACATCGTTGACGTGGAACTCGTTGACCGTCTAGAAGACAAGATGAAACTCATCGAACTGGCATTAACTCTTGCGTATGACGCTAAGGTTAACCTCAGTGATGTCTATTCTCAGGTCAGGATGTGGGACACCCTCATCTACAATGACTTGAAGAAGCGTAACATTGTGGTTCCACCTAAGATCAGTACACAAAAGAATGATCAGTATGCTGGTGCGTATGTTAAAGAACCCATACCAGGTGCTTACGACTGGGTGGTGTCCTTTGACCTTAACTCTCTGTACCCTCACCTCATCATGCAGTACAACATCTCACCAGAAACTCTGGTTGAGAGGCGACACCCATCGGTGTCTGTTGACAAACTGCTGAACAAGGAGGTTGAGATCAGTGGAGAGTATGCTGTGTGTGCTAACGGTGCTCAGTACCGTAAAGATATACATGGTTTCCTACCTGAAATGATGCAAAGGATCTACGATGAACGGACCATATACAAGAAGAGAATGCTTCACGCTAAGCAGTCTCTTGAAAATGCCACCACACCTAAGGAAACCGTGGCACTACAAAAAGATATTGCAAGATACACCAATATCCAAATGGCAAGAAAGATCCAACTCAACAGTGCCTATGGTGCCATCGGAAACCAATACTTCCGATACTTCAATCTGGCAAATGCTGAGGCGATTACTCTCTCGGGGCAAGTCTCGATTAGATGGATCGAATCCGATGTCAACGGATACCTAAATAAAATATTGCAAACAGAGGAGGTAGATTATGTCATTGCATCTGACACCGATTCAATCTATCTTAATCTTGGACCTCTTGTTACTAAATTTCTTAGTGGTAAGTCTAACGATAAAGCAGCAACTGTTTCCTTACTTGACAAGATCTGTCAGGAGAAACTGGAACCTTTTATTGAACAATCGTATCAAAACCTGGCGTCGTATGTTTCGGCATATGATCAAAAGATGCAAATGAAGCGAGAGAACATCGCTGATCGTGGTATCTGGACTGCAAAGAAACGATACCTGCTCAATGTATGGGACAGTGAGGGTGTTAGGTATGAGAAACCTAAGTTAAAGATCATGGGTATCGAAGCAGTTAAGTCTTCTACACCTGCACCATGTCGTACTGCAATTAAGGAAGCACTTAATGTTGTTATGAATGGTACAGAAGCAGATATCCAGAAGTATATTGCACAGTTCAGGCGTAAGTTTGAAAGTCTCCCTCTTGAAGAGATTGCATTCCCTCGTGGATGTAATAACATAAGTAAATTCTCTTCCCCTAGGAACATCTATGGTTCTGGATGTCCTATGCATGTCAGAGGTTCCTTGCTATACAATCACTATTGCAAGAAATTAAATCTTACTCACAAGTATCCCCTGATTCAGGAGGGTGAGAAGATCAAGTACATCTATCTACGTAAACCAAACAGGATTGGTGAGAATGTTATCTCATTCTTCCAGACTCTACCCAAAGAGTTTAATGTCCACTCATCGATAGATTATGATGAACAATTTGAGAAGTCCTTTTTACGTCCAGTCCGTGTTATACTGACGACGGTAGGATGGTCCACAGAACAACGTAACACTTTGGAGTTTTTATTCGGATGAGTTTTCTTAATGATGTAGTAAAGGAGATCGGCAATGAGTATGCTGGTATTGTTAACGAAGGGGTCGCTGCTGGCGATGTTGCATCTTTCGTTGATACTGGTTGTTATCTATTTAACGCCGTCGTTAGTGGGTCTCTTTTTGGTGGTGTTCCTTCCAATAAGATTACGGCTATTGCTGGTGAATCAAGCACGGGAAAGACTTTTTTTACTCTCGCTATCGTTCGTAATTTCCTTGATTCTGATCCAGATGCTGGATGCATATATTTTGAGTCCGAGTCTGCAATCTCTCGTGACATGATCGAGAGTCGTGGTATCGATTCAAAGCGTATGATGATCGTTCCTGTTGTTACAGTGCAAGAGTTTCGTACACAAGCAATCAAGATTGTTGATAAGTATCTAGAACAGAAACCTGAGGAACGCAAACCTCTGATGTTCTGTCTAGACTCACTGGGTATGCTATCAACTACCAAGGAAGTCACAGATGCTGAGGCAGGTTCTGAGACTCGTGACATGACTCGCTCTCAGATCGTCAAGTCTATCTTCCGTGTACTCACACTGAAACTTGGTAAGGCGAATGTACCTATGATTGTTACCAATCACACCTATGATGTCATCGGTGCCTATGTGCCAATGAAAGAAATGGG